CGGACAGTCCTCGTGGTTCTTTGCGCCGTCGTTTGGAGTTGCAGCGATTTTCCGCTTCCTACTCTTCCTACAGGGCTTCCACAACTGGACGCTCAACCCGTTCCATATGATGGGTGTAGCAGGTATTCTTGGAGGGGCTTTACTTTGTGCTATTCATGGTGCTACAGTAGAGAACACTCTGTTCGAAGACGGTGATCAAGCAAATACTTTTAAAGCCTTTGAACCGACTCAGGAGGAAGAAACATATTCTATGGTCACGGCTAACCGTTTCTGGTCGCAGATTTTTGGCATCGCCTTCAGCAATAAAAGGTGGCTTCACTTTTTTATGCTTTTTGTTCCTGTCATGGGTCTTTGGACATCCTCTATTGGGATTATTGGTCTTGCTCTTAATCTTCGCGCTTATGATTTCGTGAGTCAGGAAATCAGAGCAGCAGAAGATCCAGAGTTCGAAACCTTCTACACTAAGAATATTCTTTTGAATGAAGGTCTTCGTGCTTGGATGGCACCAGTCGATCAACCACATGAGAACTTCGTGTTCCCAGAAGAAGTCTTGCCAAGAGGCAACGCACTTTGATATCCTAACAAGACTCCTTCGGGAGTCTTTTTTTTTGTCTATATAAAGCAGTTGTATAAACTAATATGAAGTTCTTTTTCGCACTTCTTGCTACAATTCTTTTTGCTGCTCCAGCATGGGCAGTTGATGTGCAAATGGGTGCTAACGGTAACTTAGTTTTTGAACCAGCAGAAGTATCAATTGCTGCTGGTGAGTCAGTTCATTTTGTTAACAACATGCTTCCTCCACACAACGTAGTGGTAGAAGATCATCCAGAACTTTCACATGAGGGACTTGCATTCGCTCCTGGTGAAAGTTTTGATATTGCATTTCCCGAAGCAGGGGATTATACTTACTGGTGTGCTCCTCACAAAGGCGCTGGTATGATCGGAACCGTTCATGTCTCATAACCACAACTATGAACCTATGCCTGCTTGGGTTCCCTGGGCAGGTGTAGGATTGATGATCTTTACGGTCATCATTTTTGTTGTATTCACTCTTAGTGTAATGTACTTTGGATAACATGGAGCACTTATTTGTTTTTGGTTTTGCTCTTTTGTTGACTACAGCAATGGAAGCAACCTTTCCCGTTAAGAAACCTAAATGATGAACCACGCTGACCATTCAACCTTCGAGCATATTATTCACATGTTTCTATGTTGTATTGCCGGTCTAGGTATCGGCACCCTCGCTGTTTGGGGATATCAAAAAATTAAGGAAAACAAGAATCACAATCCATGAAAATCTTTTTAGACACCGCTGATACACTGTTAATCGAAAAGTATTTTGACACTGGTCTTATTGATGGTGTAACAACCAACCCAACCCTTATCTTGAAATCTGGGAAGAACCCTGAAGATGTTTATCAAGACATTAAAGATATCGGTGTAAAAGATATCAGCATGGAAGTCGTAGGAAACTTTGAGGAGATGTATGCCGAAGGGTATAGACTTGCTCAAAAGTTTGGTGATGTTGCAACCATTAAAGTTCCTTGTACTCGTGAAGGTCTGCAAGTTTGTAAAGCACTTTCTGATGAAGGAATTAGAGTCAACGTCACACTCATCTTCAGTGCCGCTCAGGCAGTCCTTGCTGCCAAATCAGGGGCAATATACGTTTCTCCCTTTGTAGGACGCTTAGACGACCAGCAAGTGGCAGGTCTAGAGGTTGTACGATCCATCTCTGAGTTGTATCGTATTCATCGGATGCCAACTCAGGTTTTATCTGCATCAATTCGCAGTGTGCAACGTGCTGTTCGCTCCTGGTATAATGGTGCTGAGGTCTGTACGATGCCACCAAAAGTATTTGATCAAATGTATGATCACATTCTGACTGATAAGGGTTTGGAAATTTTTGACAAGGACTGGGCATCAGTTAAAGGTGATTAGTTCAGAGACCCCTTATAAATTAAGAGAGATAATTCAAGATACTTGGCCTAATCTGTTTTACTTAAAACCTATATACAGAAAAAATAAAATGAAATTTACAATTTATTCTAAGGATGGTTGTCCTTATTGCACAAAAGTTGAACAAGTGTTAAAATTAGCACAGTTGCAACATGTCGTGTATAAACTTGGTGATGACTTCACCCGCGAAGAATTTTATTCGGAGTTTGGTGGAGGCAGTACATTTCCTCAAGTAGTTGTAGATGACACACGCATAGGCGGGTGTTCTGAAACCGTTCAATATCTAAAGGAGCAAAATTTAGTTTAATGGAAAGTAACCTTCAGGAAGTTTTCAATGACGTTGATAAGGCAATTGATTATGCCTTTGAAGGGCAATTTGTTATGAAGTTTTATGATTACTTAAAAGTTCGTGGAACTAAAAGATCAGAAGTTGAAAAGTTTATCACTAGTGATACTGCTACCGAACTTTCTGATTTGGTTAACGAACTTGAAGAATATCTTGAAGGTGGTTCTGACTATAATCATAAACTTCTACGTGAAGCATATGGACACATTCCTAAGCCACAAGCAAGAAAAATCAAAGATTATTTGTATGGCATCCTAGAGGATGCATGGAAGTATAGTCATGACAAGAGACCTGGACGACGAAAAAAGCAATCTAAATAAATCAGAACCTCAAATCAATAGAGGTATTGAGTTACTACTACGTAATAGGAGGAAGAAACCAGAACAACCAAAAACTTTTCAGATAAAGTTTGGTAAAATGGTCTCGTTATTCCGCAGAGAGATTGTTTTACACCTGAATTTTTATCTGGATGTCAGGAAAAAATAAACTTTCTGGAGAAAGACATGTTAGCAGTAACACTCACCATCGGAACATTAGTTTCAATCATGTTCTTTTTTGTTGGAGGTGTGGTAGGATGGTTAGCGAAAGAGCACTTCTACAACACTCAACCAGCCTATACTCATCCAGAAATGTTTGATGAGAATGGGAACATAATTCCAGATGAAATTTTAGCAGTACGATTTGAAAATGACTATGACAACGACGAATACGAAGACGAAGACTAAGCAAACACCAACGGTAAAGGGGCAGGTTAAATTGCCCCCAAATCCATTTCTTCATGAGATTCTTGAACTTGCAGCAAAGCAAAGATCTAAAGATAAAAAAGTTGAAATTTTGAAAGAATACGAAACTGATTCTCTCAAAACTATTTTTATCTGGAACTTTGATGAGACTGTAATCTCCATGCTCCCAGAGGGACAAGTTCCTTTTAATAAAAACGAAGTCCCCGTAGGGACGGATCATACATCTCTACGCAGAGAGTATAAGAATCTTTATCACTTTGTGAAAGGTGGTAATGATACTTTGTCTGGATTGCGTCGTGAGAGTATGTTCATTCAAATGCTTGAAGGACTTCACCCAGAAGAAGCAGAAATTCTTTGTCTTGTAAAGGATAAGAAACTGCAAACTAAATACAAGATAACCTACGATATTGTAAAAGAGGCATACCCAGATATTCGTTGGGGTGGTCGCTCGTGACGGTAGCAGTCGAGCAGGAACAACAGATGGCAGAGTACGGAAACGATATTAGACCTATTGTGCCATCTGACTATGGGTGTGAAATTTTGGTTGAAGACGGAACTTGGGAACAGGTTTGCACCAGAGAAGCACCGAATGATTGTAGGATCATTACATATGTTTCTGGATCTAAAACTTGTTACGATTTAACGAGAGGTCCAAAAGTTTCTAAAATATTTGATATGTATTGGGACAAGTACCGTGAAGGAATTAAAAAAATAGAATTCAGTCAAGGTAGAATTAGTCCCAAACTCTGGGGTGCCCAAAAGCAAGAGAAGAGGAAAAGAAAATGAGTGATGGATTTATTGATAATGTGGAGTTTGAACTTCCACAAGAAGATATCAAAAAACTTTTGAAGTCATATAAGAAAATCAAAAAATATCAAAAGTCAAATCTGTTTGCCATCAAAACAATGGATGGTACAGAGACCTTGATTAAATCAATGCTTGAGGATCTGGAACAAAATCCACTCTAAATATTTCATATTGAAAGAGTTCTTATGAACTTTGATTCTCAAATTGTATGGTTCGCTTTATTTGCAGTAGCATTATACTTTATCGTTTCTGATGAAAGTATTGCTGCTGCTTTTTACTATGTTACAAAAATAGTAAAGGTGTATGTTGAACGCCAATGGTGGTGGTTGACACATAATCCACGCAATCCAGTGGTCAAATATTTCATGTATCGACGTTCTTTGAAACTGGCAAAAGAACTACAAAGATACTTTGATGAAAATAAATAACACTATATCTGGGGAAAGATATGCTTTCAACTCAATATCGTCTTCGACTTGAAGCAATTTGCGAAAAGATTGCTTCAGGGGAAGAAGTTGTTTTAGAAGACATGATTTGGGCAGAGAAAATCGCTAAGTCATATACAACTGCAAGAGAATGGTTGAACCAGGCAAGACGCAAAGCAGCAAACCCAGATATGCAGGAAGGTAGTTTAGATGATTTTATGAATAGGATGGGACTAGGTGACCCCGATCCATCCAATCATAGAATGGGGTTTGGATCAGCAGATGAAATCGTAGATTGGTTTAATCAGGATAAACCTGATGATTGGAGACAAAGAGATTAAATTGTAACACATTATACAAAACTACTTGACTATATACTATACAAGGTCTATAATGACCCTACGTTCATCCCATTCGCTGTTTGCGAATAGCGAATGAGACGCAAGTAAGTCGCGGAACGGAGCGTTCATCCTATGTTATCATTAGCATTAATCTTTGCCAGTCATGTCTCACCTGATCTTTTTCTCAGGTGCGAAGACTATCAATGGTTGAAGCAAGGGTTGGAAGAGAGTAGTCTTTTCACACCTGCGGAAAAGTTGGATATCACCCTTCATTGGATGGAACATACTAGCCCTGCATGTTTCGATAACAAGGACGCAAACGACTGAAGGAACGGGAGATTAATTTCACCCTAGTATTTCAGGAGAAACACAATGAACCTTCTTAACCTTTACAGCAACAATACTTCTTATCGTGGTGTATCTTATGATCCCCACACCAAGAAGAAAGTTGAAACCCACACCGTTCTTGAAACCTATCGTGGTTGCAAGCATGAGGAAAAAGTGGAGGTTGCAAAATGAAGAATGTAGTTAAAGCAAATTGGCTTTCTGTCATTAAGGCAAAGCAAGTCAAAGAAACTAAACTTCATAACGCTCAACTTTGTATGGCAGGTCATTGCCCAACAAAGGTGAAGTAATGGAAAATTACACATATCATCATGATGATATGGACAAAGACAACAGACCTCCAGCATGTTATCAATTAACGTATAGAGGTTGTAATTATTGGTCATGTTATCTCATTCACTTGGATGAGTGGTTTGATAAAATTTTTACATTTGAGGGAGACTAGTTCTCCCTTTTTTTATAGGTATAAACTAGTAGGCATAAATTTTTGTTAAGGTTTGCTGACAATTTACCTAGATAGTAATAGAATTATGGGGTGAGAAAATGTATCCTAACCAAACTTTATTATGAGTTACATCGCATGGAGGTATCATGCACAATCTAATTTCGTATAACCAACTTGCGGGTTGGAAGCAAAGTGTCAGTGACCTTGGACACAGTATAGATAAAACAATTGACGAAAGTAATTTATTGAATGACTACTACAATTGCCTCATAGAATGTCAAGACGATCAATCAACATGTAAAAGGATCTGTCGGAGGATTTTAGAATAGTCTGATAGGGGGGTTGACTACCCCTCTTTTTTTGTCTATAATTAGCTTTGTCAGCGTTAAACGAGATGGACAAAGAAAAGCTTAAGCTGATTGTCAGAAACCTAGAATCTCTGGTAGAATGTCTAAAGTCAGAGGTTTATTCTGATGTTGATGCATACAAACCAAACTATGAGGATATAATTCCTCACCTTTCAGATTACGACGAAGTATTTTATGACGATGATGGATACCCAGACTGATAAAGTTAAACTGATCAGTGTCACTCCTGATGCTGAAAAGACTATGGCATACGTTGCTAGGGTTTCTAACCCTGCCAATCAAGAAAACGATAACTATGCAGGTCTTTTACGTTATTGTATCAAGCACAACCACTGGTCTGTGTTCGAACAATCGTTTATGACACTGGAGATTGAGACTACTCGTGCTATCGCAGCTCAAATTCTCCGGCATCGTTCGTTCACATATCAAGAGTTTTCCCAACGCTATGCTGATAGTTCCTTACTCTCAAAGGCGATCCCCCTTCCAGAACTCCGTCGTCAGGACACGAAGAATCGTCAGAACAGTATTGATGACTTGGATAAAGAAACGATTGATCTTCTTACCCGTCAGATGAATACTCTTTTTGATTCATCTATGGCATTGTATCAGCAGATGTTGGATCGTGGAGTTGCAAAAGAGTGTGCTCGCAATGTTCTTCCTCTCTGCACTCCTACTCGAATCTATATGTCTGGTTCATGTCGGTCATGGATTCACTATATCAATCTGCGTTCTGCAAATGGAACTCAGAAAGAACATATGCAAGTTGCTGAGGCATGTAAGAAAGTCTTTATCGAACAGTTCCCCACAGTTGCAGAAGCGTTAGAATGGGTCTAAATATTACATTAATTTATTAATTTTTTATGGCAGTATATCCCGTTGTTAATAGAGAAACTGGTGAACAAAAAGAAATAAAAATGAGTGTTCATGAATGGGACCAGTGGAAATTAGATAATCCAGAATGGGATAGAGATTGGAGTGATCCTTCAACTTGTCCAAATTCTGGAGAGATTGGAGAAGTCTATGACAAACTCAGGGTTAAACATCCTGGGTGGAATGATGTTCTCCGTAAAGCATCAAAAGCCCCTGGTTCACGAGTAAAACCCGTCTAATATGCCAAGAAGAAAAAAGAATCCTGATCAACCAATTGGAGTTGGTCTTACTGTCAAACAGATGAAGAGAAAAAAACCCATCAACTCAGACTTGATGCGTGACATTGAACCTCTGACAGAAAATCAAAAACTTCTGTATGAGGCATA